CTTGTTTGATTCTAGCTGGAGCTACATTTTTAACCTCAATAAAGGTTGTAGGATTTTCTTCTAAAACTCCTTGTAGTTTTGATAATTCTTCAAAGATGTATTTTGGTAAATCTTCAGGATTGCTGGGTACTGGGTTAGGGGTATATTTAGGTGCTTGTGCCATTACCTTTCTCCTAATACCTCGTATTCTAAATCATAACCATTTAGTTCAAATTCTTTATCTGTTGTTTGTTCAAATCTTACTGCTATGTATTTGCCTGTTGATCTCGCATCTACTTTATTTTGTGAATTTGGGTCAAAACTTTGTGCTGCTGTATAAGTATAAGTGTCATTAGGCGACATAGAACTTCCTATGGATATATTGACAGAACCTGTGCCTGTTGCTCTAGGCGTTAGTTTTCTAACACTTACAACAGTATTTGGGTTATTGTCTAAAACCAATCCTTTTCTCTCTAGTGTCATGGTAAAGTTAGCACCTGCAAAATCAGCACCATAATCTGCTCTATAAAATTTAGTATCGGTTGTACCTGCCATTAAGGTACTCATGTGTGCTGGGTTATATGCTCTCTCACCCCAATTATTTGTAGTGCTATATACTTCCCAACTTTGTGATTGTCCTGACCATACCACAGTTGCAGAACCAGGATTAACTATCCCACTCGCTATATGTTGAATATTAGGTAAATCTCTAAAAGAGAAACTATTATTAACATAGTTATAAATCAATGCTTTATCACAGTTTGTTGAACCAACTTGTGGATAACAAACCCACATTTCTGACTTCTGTTTATTATGGTAAACAAAGGTTTTGCCATAATTTGTAGAGTCTATATTGTCAAATAATTCCCTTCTAATTAAATTAGTTGCAACTGATTTTTTGCTTGTTCCATTATGAACTATAAGATCACCCTGAGTTACTACAAAATGTTGACTGTTAAATTCTGCTAAACAATTTCTTGATAATACCCCTGAATCGCTAAATAATTGTGAAAAATTAAATACTAAATTACCACCTGTATAAGTCATTAACCATGTAGATTGTTCTTTATATATAATAAAACTGCCACCAAGTTTTAATCCATCTACAATGAAATCTCCAGTATCTCCTACTGTCGCAGAACCTGCATCATTTGTTGATGCTGCTACCCAAGAAGAAGGTAGTGCAAAGTTTTCTGCTGCATCTCCCCACCTTACTTTATTAGGATAAATGGTTGAGGATTCAGTTACATTTAAAGCTATTAAGTAATTACGAAATGCTCTCATAGCTTTACAAGTCGTACTTGATGGCCAATTAGTTAAATCAGTAAATTTACTAGCACCTGTGGTCGCTAAACATTGAGGATCATCTACGCCATTATTTAAAATAACCAAGCCATTATAAACAAATCCTACCCAATTTTGTGTTGCTGTAAGTGAATAATCCCCACCTGATGCTCTTGTGAAATCTGAATTAGTAGAGCCATCTGTTCTATATAACTTAGCTGCACCTGCATAAAACCAATAAGAGTTTGTTCCTGTTGTCCAGTTGATCAGGAAATAAGGTGCTACTGCTGGTGCTGTAAATACTGCATCATGTCCTGTAAATTTCTTAGCTGCACCATCTTCAAACCTTACATTGTTTGCGTGTGAATAAAATTCAGGGGCTATTGCTAAATTGTTTGTATCTTTAACAACTCCTTTAGGTGGCCCTGCTTGAAAAGTAGCCATTATGCAGTTCTTCTCCACATATATGCAACGATATAGGGTTGAACATTACTATGTGCTGCACCACCACCTGTTGATGATGTAGTCATTGTTCTACTTGGGTCAGTATTATCACCTGCTGCTGGTAAATCTTGTTGCTCATCTTCACCATTACCCATTAAAACTGCTGTATGGGTATGTGCTGGAATTTGACTTGTAGACAAGGTTACAGTTTTTGCACCACCAGTTTCTTGTAGTGCATCAAAATCACTATCTGAAGCATTATAACCTACTATTACTCTACCAGTTCCAAATGCTGCCCAAGTTCCAAATCCTAATAATGTTCCAGGATTGGTTGTAACTGCTGCATTAATATAAATTGATCCTACTGGATAAACTGCTTGTAGGGTTGTTGCTGTATTAGAGCCAATCGTTACAGTTCCAGATACTGTTAAGTTTCTCATACCTGTGGAATCATTACTTGCATCTGTGGTTACTGCCTTAGATGCTTGTGCTGTACCTAAAGTTGTAATATCTACATAATTTAATTCTGTTGTAGTAGCTGTTACCCCATCTATTAGATTTAATTCTGTGTGAGTTGCCGATACAGCACCAGTAACGCTAGGGAAACTTGCTTTGACTGTTGCTTTAATCAATCTTAAATGGTCATCTCCCTCATTAACTGGGTCACCAGCTGCTGGATTTGAACTGTTTAAGTCCGATATATATGTTCCTGTTTCTAATCCCATTTAATTTTCTCCTAACTCTTAGGGTTATTATCTTTAACTGATTTAATATGTGTGTACCATGAGCCTGTTTTAGCACTATCTCCTAGTTTTCCAGCATTTATGTCTTTAAATAGCATATCTAGCTGATTTACTATTGAATCATAAAAATTACTTCCAGTATCGCCTGTTCTTCCTAAAAGCCAAGCGTTATCTATATACCATTGTTTAGTTGCTTGTATATCAGATAAAGTTTTAGCATCTTCTTCTCTAGTTGTAATTGTTCCTTTGTTATCTACTATTGCTACCATTACGCCCTCTTAACTCCATAAATTGTCATGTTGATTTTTGATGCACCTGTGCCACCTGCAAATAATAATTGAAACCCATTACAAGTATTTGCTTGTGTATCATTAAGATATCCATGCCCTATTGCTATTCTTGATGAGCCATTTGAACCCTCTCCACCTATTTGATAAACAAATGATGGTGATATTTGTCCTTTAGAATCATTAGAATCTGAATCCCATCTACCACCAGCAGGATTATTAAAATACATAAAGCCATTCATTGGGTCTTTATCTCCACTATTTTGTTGTTCAACAAGAGTAAATTTATCTGCTGCATCTGTGGTAATTCTTTTTTCTGAATTGTTGTGGGTTAAACCTAAAGTGGTTTGTCTATAATCTGAATTTGTAAGAGCAGAACCATCATCAAGCCATCTCATTTGTATATCACCAGCACCTGCTTGTGAGATACCATGAATAATTACATAATAGTTATCATAATCAGAATCAAATCCTGTGAATGAATATGATGTGGTATCTGCTGATGCGTTATATTCATTTACTGCACTTAATACTTCAAGCCCACCACCACCACCTGCTGCTGCTGCCCATTTAACACCTGTAGCTTCTCCTGAATCTGCTGTTAAAACTGTGTCATTTGCACCTACTGTAAGTAGTGAGGGATTGCCTGAACCATCTCCTAGTAAAATCTTTCCTTTAGTTGACATATCAACTGAAGCTATTGCAGAAGTTCCATTCCCAATTAAAACACCATTCGCTGTTAAAGTTGTTGCACCAGTTCCACCACTTCCAACTACAAGAGTTGCTGATAATCCTGCTGCTGTTCCACTTGTGTTTTGCGAACCTGATGCGTTTACGCCTGGTAAATTAATATTAGCCGAACCATTAAATGAAACCCCACCGATTGTTCTTGCTGTTTCTAAAACTGTGGCATCTGCTGCTGTTCCTGATGTATCTTGATTACCAGCAGCATTAACTCCTGGCAGGTTTATATTTCCAGTTCCATCAAAACTCACTCCACCTATTGTTCTGGCAGAGGCTAGGGCTGTTGTCGTTGCAGCTAGTGTTGCTGTTGCAGCTAATCCTGATGTAGCCTGATTACCAGCTGTATTGACACCAGGTAAATTAATATTTCCTGTGCCATCAAACGATACACCACCTATTGTCCTAGCTGATGCTAGTGCTGTGGCAGTTGCTGCGTTTCCAGTAGCTGAACCTGAAGAACCTGATGTGTTTCCAGTAACATTACCTGTTATATTTCCTGCAAAAGTTCCTGAGAGTACATCTGTTGATGAATTAAAAGTTAATCCTGCTGCTGATTTAGGCCCTAAGTCGCCTGTTGCTGCTGTAACAAATAAAGGAAAACAAGTGGTATCACTACTTTCATCAGCTATTGTAACTATTGTAGCAATCGCTGCTGTACCTGATGTATTCTGATTACCTGCTGCATTAACTCCAGGCAAATCTATATTTGCTGAACCATTAAAACTTACGCCACCAATATTTCTAGCTGTTGTTAAAGTAGCTGCTGATGAAGCTGTTGCACTATTTCCAGTACATGATCCAGATGAACCACTAGCATTCCCAGTTACATTCCCAGTTAATGGGCCTGAAAAACCTGTTGCAGTTAATAATCCACTTGAAGAATTGAAAGCTAAATTTGTTCCTGATTTGGGTGGTAAATCTCCAGTAGCTGCTGTAACAAATACAGGGAAACAGGTCGTATCACTACTCTCATCTGCTACAGTAATATTTGTTGCTGTAGATGAGTGAAAAAAACTTTTAGCTGTGTCCATTCCTACTTTCTTTAAAACACCAGCATCTGAATATAATAATTCATCAGCATCTGCTAAACCTGATGTGATCTCAGTTTGTCCTGAAATAACATTATTATTAAGCATACTTCCTTCAACAGAGGTTGCTTGTATAGTAGCTGCCCCACCTGTTGCTATGGCTATATCTCCTGATATAACTACAGGGTTAAAATTCGTTCCATCTGCTA